TGGTTTGGTCAAGGTAATGTAGATGTTAATGGAGAACCAAAGATTGTTATGGTTAATCAAGATCCAATGTTTATAGCTGACGACGCCACTACTAAACATGCTACAGAAAATTTAGGTAGTTTTAAAGCTAAAAAAGATCCATCACCTTTATTAAATGAAATAAAACGAAGATTTAAATTAGTTAAAACTGATGGTACTATAAGAAATATACCTTACATGGAAGATGTTTATGGTAGAGCAGAAAAAATCGAAAAGATGTATCCTGGTGTAAGAGCCTTTGTACTACAAGATATGGGAGGAGACTATATTAGTTTAGACATTAGTACTAGTTTAGATGTAGATAATGTTTATCATCAAGCACAATCTAATAGTCTTGCTGAGAGCAGCCAAGAGGTAGATCTAGCTATGAAGCAATTCCTTAGAACTTTAGGAGTTAGATTACAAGAGGTGCCTGAAATAAGAGATAGAAATGGTAATGTTTTATCTGTTACAGCTAAAGCGGACATGCTTAATAAAGTTGTAGAATACTCTAAAGGAAAAATGGGTATAGATACATTACCTGAAGAAGCGGCTCACTTTATGGTTGAAATATTACAGGCATCAAATAGCCCATTATTTACATCTATGATGAATAATATAGAAAAATTTGGTGTATATCAAGAAGTAATGGAAAGTGATACTTATCAAAAGCTTTATAAAGGAGATGAAAATATGCTTAAAAAAGAGGCTATAGGTAAGCTTATAGCAAAGCATGTAATAAAAAACATTAAAGGAGATGAAGCCCCGGTAAATATTAGGAGAGTAGACAGCTGGTGGTCAAGAGTTAAAGATTTTATAGCAAGTATATTTGGGAAATCTAATGCATATGTAGATGCGGCACAAATGATGGTAAACAATAGTGTTGAAGAATACTTAGATGTAGAAAAAGCAATTAAAGGAGGGCTTTCTGGAGAGTATTACCAAGACGAAAGTAAATTTAAATCATATCGTAAAAAAGCATTTGGGGCAGTAGAAAATGCTGATGTAAGCGGCCAAGATGTTCTTGATGCAATAACTCCTGAACAAATGAAAAAGAAAAAATGGTCAGGAGACACTTTAAAAAAGCTTGAAGATGAAAATAAATATTGGGAAATTGAAAGAATGTCTTTAGAAAAAGCTGGATTAAAAGAAACATGGTTTGTAGAAGATGGAAATGAAATAGAAAGATATATAGGTAAAAAAAATAGCCCTTATCCTGGCGTAGTAATAAAAGGAAGAGTATCTGATGCAGTTAAAAAACATTTTTGGAAAATAAACAGAGGAAAGATTACAGATCTTAGTGGTAAAGAAGCTAAACTTCGTTTAGATAATAATGAAATGAGAAAAGTAACAGGTACTATGGGGCACACTGTTATGGAAGAGCTTGTACAATTGTACGTTAATAAAAAGGGAAATAGAAAAACTATTTTAAATAAATCTTTATTTACTGAAGCTCAATTTCAAGTTTTAGAGCAAGGTGTAAAAGATCTTATAGCTCAGATTAAAAAGGTTCAAAAAGAAGTTGATCCTGAAGGTAAGGTTACTATAAGAACAGAGCAAATGGTTACTAATAGAGATCAAACCGTGGGAGGGTCTATAGATCTTATTGCTATATTTAGTGATAATTCTGCAGCTATATATGATTATAAATTTGTATCGCCGTCTATTCAAGCAGGATATGTAGATAGAACTTCTAAAAGAATTGTAGAAGATCCTTTTAATGTTAAAATGGCAACATATGACATGCAAATGTCTCAGTATAAAAAACAATTGCTACAAAACTATGGGATTACTCAAATAAGACAGTCTAGAATTGTTCCTATACATATTAGATATAAGACAGAAAAAGGAGGGAAACTAACAAATCAAATCACCGTATTACAGATGGGAACTAAATATAGTGAGTTCTTACAACAGATACCGGTGGCAGGAGAGTTAACTAGGTTTAATGATATAAATAAATTAATTAGAAAATTACTAGTAAGAAAAGAAGCTGTTGATAGACAGTTACAAACTAAAAAATATAAAGCAGGGGCTTCTTTTGAGTCTCTTAAAGCTCAGCAAGCAAAAATATCTAAGCAATTAAGAGTATTACAAATAGATCAGGATTTAGCATACGTTATAAAATCTCTTGGAGAAGATATAAAAATAATTAATGATAGATTAAGTACTAATAATGAAGTATTAAAATCAGGTGAATTAAATCCAAATTATTTAACTAATAGTGATTTAAATGATTTATTAAGTGATCTAATGTTTTACCAGTCATTAGTTAATGTACATGACTATGTATCAAATATGACTGAGGCAAAACAAAAAGAATATAAAATACTTAGAGATAGGCTTGCAGGGTTCTTAGGGCCAGCTATTACCGCGGTACAAGGTAAGATGTTAGAAAGAACTAGTGATAAAGCTCAAGAAAGAGGAGTACAAGGTATAGAAAGTTTTAATCTAGATGTTAGTTGGGCTACACGTAACTTTGTTAATTTATCTAAACAATCAAATCCATATTTGAGAAATCTTTGGGAAATGATGGATAAATTAAATTTCCAAAAAAGAAAAATAGTAAAAGCTAAAGCGGAAGAAATACAATTTGCACAAGATGCTTTTGTAAGAGATCGTGGTATTAAAGCTTTTGATGATTTATTAAATGAAGATGGTACTTTTAAATCTAAGTACAGTAAAGAATACTACACAAGAAGGAACGCAGCGCTTAAAGGAAGCAATTCTAAGTGGTTTTCAAAAGAAGAAGGCAATGTAGTTATAGATGAAGAATACTATAATAAGAAATATAAAGAATTTAGGGCAGGTAAACTGAAAGCTCTAAAATCTAGGTTGGGGGATAACCAACAAGCAATAAACAGAGAAATACGTAAATGGGAAATAGCGCACGATGTTAAAAACCACAGGAAAACGGCATCTATAAATAAAGGAGGACAATACTTTTTAAGGCCAGCTGAAAAATGGATTAGTGAGGATTATCTTAAAATTCAAAATGATACTGAAGCTAAAGCTTTTTATGATTTATATATGAAAACTATACAACAAATAGAAGACATGTATGGGGAAAGGTTGGGCCCTAATTTTACAGCTGAAATACATAAAGGTTTTATTGAGTCAGCATTTGTTAATGGAAGTATGAGTGAAGCTCTAGACAGTACTATCGAAAACTTTCAAATTAGAGAGCACGATAGAACGTACGGTATAAGAGATGAAAACACCAATAGATTAATAAAGCAAATACCTAAATTATATATACACCAACTAAGAGATTCAAACGGCAATGTAGACTCTTCTTTAAAAAGTAGAGATTTAGGTAAAGGTTTATTATTGTTGTTTGATGCTGCTTTAGATTACCAGTTAAAGAGTGAAATACTACCTGAAGTACAAATGATGGAAGCTATTTTAACTACTAATGCAATTGAAGTGCAAAGTACAGATACTTATGGTAATATTTTAGAAAATGCTAGTAACATGGATACAGAGAAACCTAAAGAATTGTACAATACTTATCAAAAATTTGTAGATGCTTATATTTACGGTACAGATTTAAATGCTAAAGACTTAAAATTAGGATCTAAAATAAGTGGAGCTAAAACACTTTTAGGATTAAAGAACTTACATTCGCTTGCGCAGCTGGGACTCAAAACTCCTGTTGCAATTGGGGCGTTTAGCGCGGGTATGATTGGCTTAGAGTATGAAGCTTCTAAAGGATCTTTTATAACTAGAAAAAACTTAAGAACAGCTCAATTAGCTCTTATGAAAGCTGACCCTAAAATGAGGGCGTTAGCAGAGTATTTAGATATATACCAAAGAAATGATGTACAAAATAGATCAGATAAATTATCTGCAGATTATAGAACTCGACATTTCACTAATGATAAATGGTTTGCATTTTTATCTACAGCTGATAAAGGAATTGATGCAATAACATTATATGCAGCTGCATTAAACTATGGTGTTGATGAAAATGGAATGGTTCAAAGATTAGATCGATTACCTAAAGATTCTAAAAATCTTCTAGAATTAATAGAGATTGAACAGAATCCATTGTGGGAAGGAACAACAACTAATGTATCAAATAAAGCAGTAGATAGATATAAAGTTAAAATTAAAGGTTTAAACGAAGATGGAGAATTAAAAATGAGAAATATCTCAAGAGAGATTGCTTTTAAAGTGAAGGGAAGTATGTCTGAAGAAGATAAAGTTATTTATAATCAAAACATGTTCTTAAAACTAATGATGCATTATAAGTCTTGGTTACCTGGTGTAGCAATGGCTAGGTTTGGTAAACAAAGATATAATAATATACTAGAGAGTTTTGATGAAGGTACTTGGATAAGTGCATTTAGTAATGTAGGCCCAGAAGTAGCTTTAGATACAGAAGTGCATGCACTGGACTATTTACAAAGTGCTTTTATGGATATGATGCGCGCAATAGGAGATATTATAACGTTTGGGTACTTTGATATGACTAAAGTAAAAGAAGATTTAGCTAGAGCTAGATTTGATATTTGGCTTTCTAACAACGCATCTAACCCGCAATTTGCAGATAAAATAAGAAATGAAGCTGCTAGAGAAGAGTTATTTCAAGAATACCTAGATATGAAAAGAGGAAATATAAAAGCATTCTTAATGGAGTTTAGAGCTGTATTAGCTTTATTTTTATTATTAATGACTATAGATGATGATGAAGATAAAGATGGTAAAGTAAGAATGAGGCAAACCTTTCTAGGAAGAAAACTATATAATACTTTAAATAGAATATATAGAGAAACAGCAGTATTTGTTAATCCAACAGAATTTTTAGAATCAGGAAGAGCTACAGGTATACCAATGTTAAGTTTATTAAATAACGGTGTAAAAGTAATAGGTAATACTTTTGAAACAATGGGGCAAGACATATCAGGAGTAGAAGATAAAAGAGATAGAACTCCAAGATTTTATTATACTTTTAAACTATTTCCTGGAATAAACGCTTTAAGTAAGGGAATAGAAATGTTCCCACAACAAAAATACGAAAAGTATTAAATGAAAAAGGGGAACCGTTAGGCTCCCCTTTAATTTTATTATGATGGCCAGATAACAATACACATATTATTCTCTTTCCATTGACATTTTCAATAGAAGTAAATAACCAATAACATCATCTACTGTATCTTCTGTTTCATCATTAATACCTCTATTAGCTATCCTAGCTAATTTATCATCTATACGCGCACATATAGCTTCAGTTGAATCAAGCTTACTAAATACATTTGTAGGATTGAGCGCCGTGTTGCCGTACGCTGCATTCTTTTCTTTAAGTAAATTAGTAATTCTTCCAACTACTTTGTCTAAATGCCACTCAAACTTAGGATTTTTAAGCCTTCCCTCATTAGGATCTTTATTTCTGTCAACATCCCAATAATATTTATTGTGTGTTGAATTCATACTATAAGGAGTATCAAACTCAAGTCCTTCTGGCACAGACATAGTTACTGTCTTATCTTTCTTTTTTGTCATAAGTAATAATCTAAATTTAATGTTTCTGTTTCTATATTTATAATGCTAAGTAATTCTGAGTTCTCAGGTATTTCAGCACCAAGTTTACGTTCTAATTGCTTTTTCCTTTCATCTGCTTTAAACAATATTCTAGACAAAGTAGAATCTACTCCCATATCATGGAAATCTAAAATTTTAAGTTTATAGTCATCTTCTAATTTAGAATATTTACCTTCTTTAAAATACTTAAAATTTAAAGTATGTCTTTCTGGTACATCAAACATATAAACTGTATGTTGTGGATCAGCATCAAAAGCTCTTACAAATGTAGGAAACTTTCTTAAAGCTAAATCAAATTTTGCAAATATAGGATCAGAAGACCACCTGTATAAAAGTACAATATGATCTTCTAATTCAGCATAATTTATAAAAGCATTAATTAAGTTACTCTCGTAAAGAAATAAGTTTTTATCCCCACTTAACATAGGTAAAACAAAAATAGATGATTTTGTTCTTTCTGCAGTCTTTAGATGATATACTAAAGCATTGCCATCTTTTACTTTCTCTATTATGTTTATTTTATACGGGTCACCTTTAATCTTAAGTCTATCTCCTACAGCAATAAAAGTATTATCTGGCATAGCTAATGAAACTATAGTAGTGTCTTTATATTGAGGAGTTATACTTAACGTTCCTCCACTTATTATAAAGTATAAGGGGGCAACCGGATTATATATGACTTCTTTACATTTTATACCCATTCTTCGTCGCTGTGAGATTTAACTTCGTATATTTTTAATTCGTCTAAAACTAAACCTGTTTCTCTAAGGACGTCATCATTAGTTTTTAGCATGTAAACAAGCTTAAACGTTTCAGCAAATTTACTAATTCCTACCGCCTGACCAAAGAATTCTATGTATTTTTCTAAAACAAAAGTTGGCATTTCATTAGGAATTAATGATTCTAACCATTTATCTGCTGTTTTTGGGCCCACTTTAGGTATACCAATAATACCATCTGTACTATCTCCCATCAGCATTTGTTTCCATAAAAATGTTAAAGCTTGGTTCTCGTCTACTATAATAGTTTCAGCTTTTCCATAATTATAATGTATTCCTTTATTCTGATACAACACATCTTTATCAGGACTACATATTACTGTCCTTAAGGGATCATGAAACACAGAAACTAAATCATCAGCCTCCAACTCAGGGACTGATATAAACCCCCACTCCTGTCTTAAGTATTCTTTGATTGCAGGAAATATAATAGGTTTATCATTATACTTTCTATTACCCTTATAAGGTCTACTTTTAGCTACATCATACCTAAAACATTTTCCTGATGTTAAAAATCCGGCATATTTTCTAGCCTTTGTCATTTCAAACATCTGGTTTATCCTGCTATCTATACTTAATAATGCCTCTTCTAAGGTTGGCTTACCCATCTCGTAGTAAATGAGACTATCTCCATCTATTAGTGCTACTGTTTCTTTCATATTTTTAATTTTTATTAGGTTAAACATATAAGGGAGGTGCCCAGTTTACCGGTCTGCCTCTTATGTGCAGCTTATTCGTTAGGGTCCTCCTCCCATATATGCATCAATTAAACATGAATTGCACACAAACAACTCTTCTCAGTTAGTCTTGCATGTACTTCCTGTATTCAGGTTTAACTTGAACTTTAAATGTATACAATTCCCTGTTATGGATTTGTATCTCTTGTCTACATAATACTTCTAGTGCTCTGAAACACTTTGAGTCTAGCATATCTTTTTCTTCAAAATATTTAATTGCATTCTCAGCGTTACAACGCGATAATCTATCTATATCATGTTTTTCCATCCAATATAGGACATCTTTATTTCTGTTATAATGATATGCTTTACTTTGTAAGAAGTCAGCATATTCATATAATAAAAAAGGTTGTCCTGTTGGATCAATAGTAGGTATTATTTTACCTGCCATTGCATATTCTTCCTCAGAAGCGGTATAACTCTCAATCATCTTTTTAATATCTTCCATTAACTCTTTAGTCATAGGAACTCTATTAGCAGATTGATTAAGAATAGTATCTGTTTCAATAACTTCTAAATCTCCATCTTCAACCGCTTTTGCTAAAGCTAAAGACATGTTACTAAAAACATAAGAATCATAAGGAGCACTAACATAATCTATATTATGTTGATAAAGGTCTCCTAGAGATCTTTTATCTAAGATAACATCATTACCATGCTCTTTATGATAAGCTGTAACTACCGGTCTATGGTCATTACAATAATACCCATTAGTAAGTTTAAACATCATCCTAGTCTGAGCAAAATTATCTACACTCAAATAAGAATCATAAAAATTAGTATGAGGAATAATAAAATCAGCTTTTTCATAATCATTAGTAACAGTAATTTTATGTTCTTTAAGGGCTGATTTTAACCTATCAGTTGATACATTATGCATAGGTAAAACAAAAGCTCTTTTAACCTGTGTTAAATCAGAAGTTGTTTCTGTAGTTAAAAGTTCTTTTATCTTATTATATTGTGATTTAGATTCAGATAAATTTGTATTTTCTATATCTAAATTAGACATCATTAGGCCTACTGTAACCATGTCTGTAAATCCCAAGTCATCTATCAACTCGGGACTTATTTCACTGTGGTGTATATTTTTACTTGCCATATTATTTAATTGTCATCTTAATGATAGCTGGATTCATCATCATTTTGTTAAACTTCTGTTTATTTCCTGTATATATAGTTCTAACTACTAGATACTTTAAATCGTCAGTAAAATAGCTTCCCGTGCACAGGTTAACAAGACGCTCTTGCATTTTTGGTGTTACAGTGTCTGTTTTTGAATATGCAACAGAGAAATTAGCTATACGAGTAGCTAAAAGACTAGCTATATCAGCTCTGTAATTATCACCAGATCCTATACACTCTCTTAACTCTGGTAGTACCGCTTTTGCTTCACCAAGAACTATTTCTTTAGGTGTAACTAGTTTATCAAGCTTATTATTAATAAACGTCGTAAACATAGAAGCAAACTCATTACCTGTTGAACCCTCACCAATCATTTGAATTAATGGTAATTGGTCTTCAAAGCTTTTTATACTAGATATACTGTTAAAGAACGTTGATATAGAACGCGCATTAGTTTCTTGAGTCACTAATTCAGGATGCATAAGTAAAAAGTTAATACATCTAGTGTCTATATCGTTTTCTTCCGCCCAACGGGCCCACACATCTACATCAAACTTTAAGTTAGCTGTAATGTAACGAGTCTTTTGCGCTGCGTCAACAGAGTTTACCATGTAATCACCATTGTCTGGATTAGCAGTTAATATAATATGCCAATCTTCAGGAAGGGACCACGAGATATAAGTTTGTCTATCTACTAGCTCCATACAAGCTTGAATAAATCTTGTATCTGCACGGTTCCAGTCATCTAGTAATAGTACACCGCCTTTCTTTTTATCAGCAATCCACTCAGGAGCACTGTAAGACATTCTACTTTTACCAGTAGTTTGAAAACCTAGTTTAGAGTGATCGTTAACTGCTACTTCATCTACCCATTTACCTATCTTTTTACCTTCTTTAGTAGTCCACATTTGAAATTGTTTAATAGGAAAACCTACTAAGTCACCTAGCTCTTCTATCTGAGCTAAATTAAGCTTTACAAAGTCAAGACCGTGTTTAAGTGTCATGTCCATAATACTGGTAGTTTTACCAATACCAGATTCACCTACTACTTCTATAGCAACAGGTTTTTTACCTTCACTCTGTAAGTGACGATTGTTTACAATAATGTGCCCTACAAAATCATGTAGTTCATCAATATTTAAATTTACTTCGTTCATAATTTATTTTATTTAATTGATTAATTTAATTGAATTTTAATTCCAGGTAACTCTTCGTTAATCCTAGATTTACTGCTGTGTACCCATAATGCATTCTTAGGGCAGTCTTTTGGGTTCTCCGCCTCTCCATCTGTTAGACATATAAACCCTGAGTATCTATTTTTAGGGTCATTGTAATGATCTACCACCGGCTGAAAGAATGTACCGCCTCTACCTTTAATTTCCCAATTTTTCTTAGGATCAAAAGGCGATACATCTGTAATTTGTGTATCAAATTGTGCTACAGTTATTTGATTACCGGTTTTATGCATATGAGCTAACTCATGCATAAATTCTACTAGCTCTTCACTACTAACAGATCCTGAAGTATCAACGCCTACAAGCACGTGATTCCTACGTTTAATTTTAAGACCTGGATTTCCTGAATAACGCTTATTATTTTTACGTCTAAGTTTTTTAGTATATACTATAGATGAGTTGTTAACATAGCGTTTAAGAAAAGATTTCCAATTGAATTTAGGAGGTTGTAGATTAAATAACTTTTCAATTATCTCTGCTAGCTCCCCCGGTATATCTCCACATTGCTTTTGAATCTCTTCAGCTGTAGTTTTCATCTGATGTTCATATTGCTTTTGAACTAGTTTCTTCTCAGCTTCAGGAAGATCTGTAACTTCTTCCCATTCTTTATGATCATATTGACTGTTACCGTCCATTTGATCTAGAACTCCTTGAAGTCCTGGATTACTTGAATTACCATTTTCATCGCATTCTTGATTAAGTATGTCATAATAGACTTTAGTACCTGCTTTCTCTGGTAAATATATACCCGGGAAAGAGTTTCTCTTCAAGCCACCTGGCGGAAGCATATGCTCAGCAATATATTGGTTGATTTCTATATCTGCCGCAATATTAAAAAGCTTTTTATTAGGGTATCTATCTGCCAGTATAATATGTCCAAAAGCTATATGTAATAGCTCATGTTTTAGCAAGCCGTGTTGATGGTGTTCACTTAATTCTGAGAAAAAGACTGGATTTATAACTAGTCTCATCCCAATGCCGTGTTTTCCTACACCAGCTGTAGCACACTTCTCAGTAAACTCTTTTTGAAGTCCAATAAGAAATATGCCATAAAAAGGCTCGGAGAATATCAATGTTTTTGATACTCTCGCAAGTTGTTCGTGTGTTGTTCTCATGTTTTAATTTAAAATATATACCGTATTGTATTCCAAGGTATAATTGATTGATGTAATTCTTTAAACTGTCTTATATATTCTGATTTAGTACCAAGTTTGTATCTTACATTTTCTCCACCATATTGTGATTGTTTAACTTCTTGCTTGTCAAGCACCCACAAATCTATTTCTGTCTTAGGGTGATTTTGTAAGTTTGCAACATGCTTCTTAAAGTTGTGTGTAAGAAAAATACATTCTGATAATACTTGATCTTTATATTCTACATAGTCATTCATCATGCTAAACAGATTTTTATAATCTTCTAGCCATCCATCATATACTATAATGGGGCTATAATTAACATGTACATCATAACCAGCATCTATAAATGCATCAATAGCTTTTATTCTATCAATAATTTTAGATGTGCTAGGTTCGTGTAAGTCTGATTTATGTTGGGGCATTAAACTAAATCTAATACGTATTTTACCTTGAGGGTCAAATGACGTAAGATTTGGATTAACGTACTTTGTTGCAAAACTACCCATTGCAATGGGATGATCTCGAAAAAATTTAAATATCTTTTCCCACTCGTGGTGTTTAGCATGCAGAGCAAAGTCTTCATTACAACTAATATCATATGTTGTAAATTCTGGGTGTGTTTGATTAGGTTTATCTACAGGTGTAAAAAAAGCATGGTTATTTATAGCTGTTAGTATATCTCCTGTGTTAGTTGCTACATCAAGACCTTTATCTTTGTGTCTTTTCATATAGCAATAAGAACAGTTGTATAAACAGCCGTAACCAAAGCTTGGTGATATAAAATCTGTAGATCTACCGGAATGCCTGATAAGCATAGATTTCCTGGTGATCTTTTTTATCATAATCCTAAATCTCTACGTTCATCTGCACGGTCCTCTGCAATAGCATCAAGTCTTTGATTTTTATATTCATAATCCTCAAGAGGCTCTTCAAAGAAATCATCACAGTTTTCACATACATATCCTTCTAAAGGTTCTGCATGATCTAAGCATTTTTTATCTTGACATATGCCATTTATTATTGGTGCATCACAACAATAGCTAGGGCCTTCATCATTATCTGTGTATTCTGCCCCACAGCAGGGACTTACCATGTATGTCATAGTTTAATTGTTTAATTGATTAGTAAAAAAGGAAAGAGGGGATTAACTTAGACATTCATCTTAGTAACCATGATACTAAGTATATCTAAGAAAATTGCCCCTCTAACCTATAGTTGTGTGATAAGCTCAACAACCTCATCTACTTGCTTCTTATTCCTTGGCATAAAAAGCACGTATTGATGGCCGCTGTCTTTCAAGTGTTTTTTAAATAACTTCCATCTTAATGGAAAAGACTCATTAGCATATCCTTTTGTTTCTATAATCCATTTATTTTTAGGATCTACAAAATCAGGAGTATAAGTAATAGGTCTAATTTTACTTCCTTTGTTATAAAGTTTCTTAGTGGTTCCTTCATAGCAAGCTTGCGGGTACACTAAAGCGTCAAATATAGTAAAAGTTGTTTGTTCATATTCAACAGGTATTTTAAATTCTTCTAATTTTTTATAACAATATAACTCTAAATTAGATTGAAAATTATGCCCATCATATGTACTTTTCTTTGCATTTTTTACTTTCTTTTTCCCCGGTTTTTTAGCTTTCCTCTTCCACACCATAATTCATAACATTAGTTTGTAAATATCCTTCTAATCCTCTTTCCTTATTCCATATAAATGCTTGTCCGCAGCGTAATGTACCTACATAACCTTGCGTTTTATGCCAAGCGTCATTTCCACAAATAGATGGTATAAACCTAACTTTAGTTCCCATGT